CTTCCATAATTTCTTCCATAGGTGGTGCTATAAGTGTAAACTCTTCAAACATTTCTTCAATATATTCAAATGTAAACTCTTCAAATATTTCTTCCTGTAATTCTTCAAATATTTCACTTATTTCTGTAACAATTTCATTTGCTATAACTGTATTGTCATATGTCATCGTTAGTTTAGCACCTAACAAATTAGGCCCTCCTAAATCTACTGGAGTAGAATCTCCATCAATACCAGTCCAGGTCCAATCAAATTTATTAGAGCCACTTCCATTATATATAACTTGATCTGTGTATTTATGCGCGTTTGCATAATATCCTGAGTCTGTATTTCTTATTTGGTCCACTTGAGATAATACTTCACCATCAGAGTCTAGTATTTTAACAGTAGTTTTAAATGTATCTCTGCCTGATTGAGCTTGACCACATGCGCTAGATGATCCAGACCACTCACAGTTTTGAATGACAGTTGTGGAATCTAGTGTAACACCATTGTCTAACATTGCTTGAGTACTGGTTTCATCACCAGTTGTAATGTTAACTAATGATCCTTGATAATTTAACGTTCCCGTACCTGATGATGTACTACCTACTTCTACTTCTTGATAATTCCAATTTGAATTTGTACATGTAGTATTAACAGATGTAAATGAGGAACAACTTGATTGTACATTTGGTATTGTAGTGTCTACAGATTGTAAATTAGAGGCAGAACCAGTGCCATTTGGTAGTAAATTACCTGTTGTTATTTCTTCTGCTGAAGTTGTAAGGGTTAATACTGTCAGCAAAACGGTTAATAGCAAAGTACGCATATACAATAGCTCCTATAAATATTGTTAACCAAATCATTTTTTCCTTCTCATATAATGTTCTGATGGCTCATAATCCCATCTTTTTCCGTGATGTCCACGGATATCTGCCCACCACATTCTTAATCTAACTATCCATTTTCGAACGGGTCTAGGCATTATTTAGGATTACTCCATTCTATTTTCTTTTTAATTTTTTCTTGTACTTTTTTATCAAAAGTAGTGTCTAATTCTATTGATTCAAATTCTTTAGTTATTTTTTCTTGTTCTTTTTCTTGTTCTTTAGCTATTTTTTTAGCTATTTCTTTTTCTTTTTTTTCTCTATCATCCATACGCTTAACATAAGTTTTATAATCAGGTCTTTCGTGGTCGTATTTAGACCATAAAGCCATAGCATCTTTACCAATTTTACCATCAATTGGACATGGAGTTCCTGCTTGAATCATAGATTCAAAGACACGCTCATCTTGGCAAAGAATAGCAACTGCTGCTACCTTCATACCAAAGTCATTTAGTATTCTAGCTAATTTTAATCGTTCACAATTTTTATCTATTACATGTTTTCCACCAGATATACCTAATCCAAAAGTTTGTACCCCTGCAGACACACCCACAGCGCAAACATCTTGTGTCATTGTGTTATATGAAGGTGCACCTGCTGTAGGTGGTGCAGATCTTATATCTGAATTTGTAGTATTGTTAGTTGTAGATGTGGATTCAGATCCCGATTCGTATGTAGTTGTAGCTGTTGATGTATATCCACCTTCAATTGCTGTGTTAGAACCAGAAGTGTTTGTTTGTGTTGAACCTGCATGTGCTGGTCCTCCACAGAAAGCTAGTAAACACAATGCCATAATTAAAGCACCTGTAATATAATAATTTATAAATCTATCCATCGTATTTTACTTCATTTTCATAAGACATGTCCTGTCCATGATCTTTTTCTTTTTTGTAAGTTCTTTTACAAGTGCAATTATCACAAGCACATAAATCACCATCATAGTGGTGACCATGTAATTCTTCTTTACAGTGACAATCGCAATGACAATTCTTACATTTACTCATCTTTTTTCTGCCAACTAAAAAGCCAACCAACAAATTTGTCCCATAATTTTTTAATCATCTTTTTTCTCCTCAATGTTATAGAAGAACTTATCAGTATCTTCTGTTTTCCATTTTCCTGTGTTTTCAACATTCCAATCACTTGTTTGTACCTTCCAATCA